AACTGGCCGCTATTGCTGCACCTCGTAAAAAAATTACAGGTGCCGATTTTGCAGTGCTTCGAAACCGCAAGAAAAATGGCAAGAAAAAAAGCTAAATCTGGGGGCAAGATTTGTCCAGAGGGGAAGGCTTGGGCAAGAAGGACGTTTGATACGTATCCTTCCGCCTACGCTAACCTAGCTGCGAGCAAGTATTGCAAGGACCCCAACTACGCCAAGAAGTCCAAAGGCGGCAAAAGAAAGGGAAGATAGTGGCTCAACTCAAACAGTGGTTAAAGCAAGACTGGGTCAGGATAGGTACGGATGGATCTATAAAGGGCAAGTGCGGCACTTCACCCAACAAGAAAAGGCCAGACAGATGCCTGCCTAGGCGCAAGGCAATGAGTCTTACTAAAGCCGAAAGAGCAGCCACTGCTAAAAAGAAAAAACGTGCTGGATCAAGAGGTCAAAAAGTTGTCGCAAACACCCCAAGAGCAAAGGTAAGAAGTGGCGGTAAATAAGAAAAACATGAAGTGCAACAAGCCACGGAGACAGGTATCCGGTGGTAAGAAATTTGTTGTGAAGGCGTGTCAAGGCGGTAAAGAAAAAATTGTTCGTTTTGGTGATGCTAATATGTCCATCAAGAAAAGCAACCCTGCGCGTAAAAGAAGTTACTGTGCTAGGTCTAGTGGTATTAAGGGCAAGAATAATAAACTATCTGCGAACTACTGGTCCCGCCGGGCCTGGAATTGCTAATGTCTAGATACGATCAGTATGGTCAACAGGATGACCGGATTATAGAAGAACTCGATACAGGCTTTATTGGGTTCAATAATCGTTTGCGTCCAGACCAGCTTGCTCCAGGTGTTCTTACTCAGTCTAACAATGGTCGATTGGGAATAAACGGAGAGTGGCAGTCGAGAAAATCACTTTCATTTTTGGCCGCCCCATTTCAGCCCGCTGCACTGAAGGTGGGTTCGGTGCGATTACATGATGACGCATGGCCATCTATCTCCGGCACTCCATCTATTGATAGTGGCACTATAACGATCACTTTTTCATCAGATGCATTTCCCTATAAAACAATAGCGAAAGAGTCTTGGGTAGGCCAAGTTGTAAATTTAAATGGATTTGCTGGGAACATTCCAATAGATGGAAACTACGCCATAGCATCCGCCCCTGCCAATAATAGCATAACGGTTTTGATCACAGGACTTACCACGATTACCTCCGTTGGAACAGTTAGGGGACCGCGATTGGATGATGCGGCAATTAACGTAGTTGAAGACGCAATAGAATACAGCGATCCAAACAACAACTCCGAAAGCTATGTTTTGTGCGTTGGAACAAACCAGGCAAATGTTGTAAAAACATCAGATAGCTCCACAGTAGACATCGCCTATCCTAGTGGAGAAAGTGCAGATGGAGGGCAAGCCCTACAGGCATTTAATAAAGTGTTTATCTTCCGCAATGGAAAGGTGGCCCTGGAGTGGAATGGTTCACTGACTGGAACCCCCGCATTTACCCGAGTACCCAATGGAGCATTCCAATATCCCGAAGACATCATAGTCGCCGCTGGTAGTTTTCAAATTGTAGACCAGATAGCCACCGTGGTATCGGATACTGGATCTTTGAGCCAAGGGACTTCTATATTCATAAAAAATGGTGTAAATAAAGACATCGTAGATCCCGATGAAACCGAGTACGATGTTAGCGGATCTGGGCTAATTCAAAATGTTAAATTTTTAGTAAAGGAAGTTTTTGTAGATGGTTCCACCCAGGCAATATCTACAACTAGTCTGTCTACTACTTCTGGCACTGGTGAGTTTACTGGTTACAATAAAGCAATACTAACCACAAGTTCTGCTCACGGACTTAAGGTGGGTGATCCAATCACCATAGCAAATTATCATTCATCGATTGATGGCAATAGAATAGTGGCCGAGGTGCCAAGCACAACCACCTTTGCAGTGTATATATCTGGAACACTAAGCAGTCAATCTCCCAGCGGGTCTCCCACCGTAGCCATTAAAAAAGGTTTTACATTCTCGGTGCCAACTGAGGGGACAACAGGTTCAACGTCAAAAGACACGCTGACATCCACTCCAATCTTTGTAGAACAAGCTTCTGAGGGTGCCGGGTATACACACATGCCCGCTCCACCATTTGGTGAATATCACCAAGAGAGAATAGTGGTTCCGTACAGGTATGAGATGGGCGAAGATACGAGCGGCACAACGATTACCGATCGCAATGTCCACGACGAGCTTATCTTTTCTCAGATACTGGACGATTCCACATATGACTATATGTATGGTCAGTTTAGGCTAAATGCAGGAACATCTGATTTTATTGTAGGGCTTCATTCTTTCTCGGAAGATAAGTTAGTGGTATTTAACCGAAACAGCGTACACCTGATAAGCAATAGCCTAAAGCTGAAAGAGGCAAGAAGCACATTGATCACTAACGAGGTGGGGTGTTTGGCCCGAAAGAGCATTGTCCAGGTAGCAAACAACCTCATCTTTCTTTCCGATAATGGAGTTTACGGTGTAGATTTCCAAGACCTGTACAATTTGCGTGGAAGAGATCTTCCGTTATCAGCCACCATCGAGGCTACCATTGAAGACATAAATAAAGATGCTGCCGAGAATGCTGTAGCCGTATATTTCGATAACAGGTATTTCATAGCTGTACCCACGGGAAATTCGACAACAAACAATAAGCTTTTAATATACAACTTCATTAACAAGGCTTGGGAATCAATAGATTCCATCAATGATTCCGCTTGGGATTTTACACATCTAGCGGTGGCTGGTAAAGGAGGAGATCGTGGAGTTTACGCAATAAACCGAACAGGAGGCGTACACAAAATTGAAGGTGGATCTGGGGGCAATGATGTTTATGTGGTTCAGGTTGGATCTGATTCTGAGTCCTCGGCGATTCAATCGTCGGCGGTAACCAGGATGTATACACTACAATCTATAGACAGAAAAAAATGGAACAATTTTGAACTGCACATAGAGTCCGAAACGGGATTAGCTAGTAATGGAAGATTATCTGTTGAAACAGAGAATGTTGATAGCAATGTATCCCTGGGAACACTGGCAAGTTTTAATGGCGGCAACCAGTTGACTGAAGGAGAGGATTATTCAATTCGAGGAAGGATAGGAAACAGAAGAGCATACGGATTGCAATTTACACTAGATACCACTTTTGGAAGACCAAAATTTAGATCCCTAAAGGTAGCGGGAGCAAAAACATTTAGAAACCCAGCAAAAGCAGAATAATGGCTATACTAAGCAAAGGAACAACTTACGCCGACGGCGATCAAATAACATCAACAAACTTAAATGCACTTGTTGACAGTGCGACATTCGCATCTGGAGCAGTCGAGTCTGGCGGGGGCATACAGCTTAACGGTAGCGGTCAATTAAAGGTGGCTGGCAATCTAGATATTGGTACATCCAACCTGACGGCTACTGGCACGGTTAGCCTCGGGACCACATCTTTCGCTGGAGATGTTACGTTTGATACCACAACGCTCAAGGTGGATGCATCTAATAATCGAGTAGGTATTGGAACTGCTAGCCCTACTACGTTATTAGACATCAATGACGATGCAGCAACGGGTGTGGGTATCCGAGTTACTGGCGGAGGTGGTGGAGGTCCACTCGCTCAGTTTGTTAGAGATGTTAGCTCATCGGGCAGTTTAGAAATAAATTTAGCTGGAGGAGATCCTCAAATTAAATTAACATCGTCAGGCAGTGATGTATTTACAATCGGAGTGGATGAAAGTGAAAACACTTTTCAAATATGCACTGGTGGTGCCGTTGGATCAAACCAAGCCCTCGTGGTTGGCCTGACTGGGAAGGTCGGCATTGGGGAAACTGTTCCATCCGCTCCGCTAACTGTAACATCTACAACAGGTGGTGTGCTTCTGCCTCGCATGACCACCACGCAGATGAATGCAATCTCATCTCCTGCTAATGGAGAAATGATTTACAACACAACGGCGAACAAGTTCTACGGATATGCGGGTGGAGCATGGGTAGCTTTACATTAAGGGAATATTCATGGCATATTTTGGCGAAGAGATGGACCTAGATCCATACGACGAAGACGAGTTTTTTATTAGTATAGGTTTAGGGCCTACTAGAGTTGGGGGCTTTGAAACTCCTGGAACTAGGGCTTTGCAGGGTCTTCCATCCATTTTAGGTCAAATTGCTGGTAGAGCTGATGAAATGGGGAGAGACTATGATGACGAAAGTTATATTTATCGTCCAATTTATGAAACCCCAGAAGGCAGAGTTGAAATGCAGGGGCCAATGCACACTATTCCAGTTCCTTTAGATCAAGAAGTTGGAGGAGGTGGTCCACCCAGGAGGCCCAATAATACAAATACTACTAGCCCCACTGTCGATGATGTCATTTATGGCCCAGACCCATCAAACACCGGGACAGGTGTTCGTCAAATTACTTTGCCTACTGGCCAAGTAATAACTGTTCCAGAAAATTTAAACCCGTTTCAATTATATACACAAGGGCTAATAACTAGAGAAATTTATGAGAGACTTGCAGGCGATAGAGCTATCCCTGATTCACGAATCAATCAAGAGGTATCTTCACCAGAAATAACCGAAGTTTCGGATTTGAGTGGTGATGGTCTTAGAAGAAATACAACAGCAGATCCTACTATAGAAACTCCAGTAACGGACACTATACAACCAACAGTCGAAACAGATATATCACAGGTTTCTGACTTAAGCAGAGGCGGACTTAGAAGAAATATGAATGAAGAAGATGAAGAATTTGAGGATGGCACAGGTCCAGGAAATGGGGATGGTCCAGGAAATTTTGGGGGTCAGGGAGGCTCTGGCGGACAAGGTGGTCAAGGTGGCTCTGGCGGACAAGGCGGTTCTGGCGGGACAGCCAGTGTTGTGTTCAACCCATATCAACCCACCTTGAGGTCATTTGATTTGGAAGGCGAATACGGGAGACTCATTCCCTCTACTCAAAGTGGTGTGCTTCCCGAATTGGCGGACTTCATGAATTATTATGGATCCTCTGTTCCGGGCATGACCCAACAGATGGCAGATGTCACTGGTGCAGGCCAAACCGCATTTGCCCGACAACTTTTGGGAATGGACGTGGCCGAGCCAGGCGACCGCATCAGCACTTTCGATATTGCCCAAGAAACATCGAGGCAACAGCGGGGAGCATTGGGTGACGTGTTTGGACTAGGTCCAGATGCGACATACGCAGATATTACCGCTGCTGGCACAGCTCCAATGCAAGGACTCAGCCAAGTAAGAGAAACCGTTTTGCCGGGGCTAAGGAGTGCCTTTGAGGAATCAGAACAGCGGCTAAGACAAGGTCTGTCTGGACGACAACTACAAAATGTTGAGCAGCAAGCCAGAGCAAGGTTTGGAGATAGATTAAGGGATAGCGCAGCTTTTGTGGGCGAAGTAACTGATGTGGCAGCAGAAGAGGCCGGACTATTTTCCAAAAACCTACAGGACTTGTTAGGTATTAGTCAGACCACCTCCAACCTGGGACAGCAAGAAGCATACGCTATGTCGCCATTCACCCAAGCTGCCATAGGGTCTGCCGACCTTGGACCTGGCCTAGCATTGGCTGGAGATATTGGAAGGCAAGCGGCTGCGGCTACACCAAGTCCAACAGACCTATTTGGTCTTGAAGCTGGTGAACGCCAGTTCGGGCTTGATCTAGAAGCCCTTGAGGCGGCAGCGTCAGCAGGGGACTTGAATGTAGTTTCTAGTCTGCTCGGGACTATAGGATCCGCAATGCGTGGAGGTCCAATGGCTGGACTACAACAACAGCCGACATATACTACAGGAACATATACTGGTGTACCCATAGGACAGGCAAATAACCCCTTTAGTTTTAATTTGAGAGGATTTTAAATATGGCTACATTTGCAGGAAGAAACTCGCCAACGGCACTAGCCGCATTGGCACCATCTATCACCAACCTAGCCGCTGCACAGCGAGCTAAGTCTCAGGCTGCTGCTGGTCTTATGAACACCTTGGGTGTCCAATTTGAAAAGCAGAAACAGCAGGAAGCCCGCAAACAGAAGAACCAGGCTGCACAACAAGTGGCCGAAGGGCTACTGAAGGACGAGGCATTCCGTAGACAAGTTCCTGGCATTAGCACCTCCGCCGATCTAGTAAAGCTAGTTGGTGCGGAGAATGTCATTGAATATGGGATGAAGTCGCAGCAAGCCGATCGACTTGCACAGCAGTCTGCCGCCCAAATTGATCTTACCCGGAAGCAGATTGATCAATATGATATAGATGCCAAGCAACGCGAAGCTGATGAAGCCTCCAGCAAAGCTCTAACCACATTGGTTGGTAGTATGTATGGAGAAGGTTTCACACAGGAAGACCTGATAACAGGGCTGCAAGGGCTAAGTTCTGGTGATGCTGTTCGTGCGTTGAACATATACAACGAACGCAACCCCGGAGAAATGCTTGAGCAGAGGACAATCGGGGGCCGCACTTTCGTTTACAATACGAAGACTGGAGCGATGGTTGATTTGGGTACAGGATCGGAATTGCCAGAGGCGTATACTAAGGGGTTGGCGTTGATCAAGGAGCAGTTTACAGAGGGTACTCCTGAATACGATCGGGCTGTTCAAGATTTGACCGATCGCACCTTGGGTTATGATGTTACATTGGGCGAAACTGCTTTTGGTGGACAGCCTGCGGCTGCGGCTGCTGGTCCGTTTGTTCCAACGGAAGCAGAGACAACCCTATTTAGTAGAATGCCCAACATCTTCACCGAGGACAATATGGTGGACTCAGAGAAGCTGGAGGCAGAGCTGGCGAAGATGGATTTTCTTTCTCCTCAAGAGGTTGAAAGAATGAGATTGTTTGCTCAGGACCAATCCATACAGCGTAGGCGTGCGGCCTATGGAGCTGTGGCCGAAGAGGAAGAAAAACCTGGATTTTTTAAGTCTAGGTTTCCTGGGCTTTATGCTGGCGGAATAGTTGCCAGTATGGTTGGACAAGGCGAGTCGGGGAGACAAGCACCCGACATTGCGCGTGAAATGATGATAAGTGGTGCTACACGATATGGCCTTCCATCTATTTCAGATCCTCGCCTTCCCGCTTCTAGGTCTGATGAGATAGGCAGGGGAATAAGACAGCCCACCAGAATGGTTGGACAAGGCGGACCAGGCGTTCCCATGGTAAGACCATCGGCTAGAGTTCCAGCAGTTGTAACAGGACAACCCGGTCCCGGGATCCGTGGAGGAATGGAAGCCACTGGTCAGGGAAGAGTGGCTGCGGCACAACAGGTGGCAGAAAATCCACTATCTAATGCTGTTGTAAAAGTAATAGGTCCACAGATTAAAGCACTTGGAGAACGCATTGATGAAAGACTGCGGGCCAATCGCACGCTCAAAGAAGAGCAAGCTACATTTAGAAGAGCCAAAGAGCTGGCCAGACAAGAACTCTTGACGACATACAAGGGCAAGGATCGTGGTCAGATATTAAAGGAATTGGAAAAGGCCAGACTCAACCGAATCAAACAGATGCCTAAAACATCTGCACAAACTAAGGCACAGCAAAAAATCCACGAGGTGTTGGTGGATATGTTGGGTATGGGCGAAGGACCCATAACCAGTTATGGCGATCCTCGTATGCAGCCGCAGCCTTTGTTGCCCGTAGAATAGTATGCCAGAAATCGTTGGATCATATCCCTCTCAAGAAGAGCTTGAGAGGAGGCGACAAGCAGCCGCCGGACTACCAGTGGAAACAGGACCCGGCCTTGGCCGCACCATTGGTGGTCTGGGCGTTGATGTTGTTGGCGGCGGGTTATCAGCCGCTGCCGGGTATGCCCTGGCTCCGGCAACATTTGGCCTATCCATACCTGTATTGGCTATTGGCGGTGGCATGGCTTCCAACTATGCTGCTCAGAAGATTGAGGGAGAAGGCTTCTCCCTTGGCCGCATGATAGCCTCTGGCTTCCTTAACTTAATACCCGGTGCAGGCAAATTGGCCGCTACTACCACTGGTAAGATAGCAGGCCGTGAGCTAGGTCAGTTTGCCCTCAAAGAAGGTATCAGGGGTAGCGGTATAGCTATGGGAGAAAAGGCCGTACAGACGGCCATAGACGAACAGCGTTTTCCTACATTCGATGAGTTCAAGAATAGTGCCGCACTCGGTGCAGCATTTGGCGGCACCGTTGGTTTGGGTATCGGCGTAGCCGCACAGAAAGGTTTGTTTAATAAGATAGGCGGTCTTAATGCCAAGGAGCTAAACGAAAAACTAAAGGTAGAGGAAGAACGAACCTCTATAGTAAATGGCATTGCGGACCTAGCTGAAAAGGGGGACGCTTATGAAGGCATCCTTGGATCAAGGACACAATTTTTTCGCGATGGACTTACTGAAAGAGTCGATAGGACCAAAGCTCCAATAAACGATCAGGTTTATGACGCGATCAATCAGGACCTGTCTAATGCGCTAAACCCAGACGATGCATCATTGAAGTTGGATAGATTTATCAATGCCGCATCTGATAAGCGTAATGAAAATGTTGATGCTAGAATAATCGCGGGGCAAAAAAACAATATAGTTTATGGAGAGTTAGCATCAATCAATCGGTTGGGTAGGGCAAAGCCATTTAACAATGCCGAGGGGCCACAGGCCAAGGCATTTAAAAAATCGGTAATGGATGAATACGAAGCCTTGTATGAGCAGCGAAGAGAGCAGTATCGCCAAAAGACCGAAGAACTTGCGGACCAAACTATAGCCACCGATGAAGCAGATCGGTTGGCTAATCTCGTTCTTGATCAAGATAAAACTTCCGTGAGGTCTGGGTTCTTGGGTAAGGCCCAAAGGCTTGGACAAAAGTTTGTGAATTTTGTACGTCCATCCAACACCATTGGACGCATAGCCACCGAAATTGAGGAGAAACGATATCTCTCCAGGAGTAGCGATCGCATTGCTATCAATGCGGAGAAGGCCGTTAACAATGCTGTTAAAAATGCCAAAATGAATGTGGCCGATAGGGCCAGCTTGGCTAATGATATAAACGAGTATTTAGTAAACAAACGAACATTGGGACAACTCCCCAAGTCTATTCGGGACAATGCCGGGGAGGAACTGGAGCTGTATCGCAAGGAGCTAGATAGTTTACAAAAGAAACTATTGCAATACTTGGGCGGAGAGTTTGGTGAAACACTACCTGATGAAACCCGGCAACGCCTTATGGAGGTTATTGGGAATAGCATTCGCGACCAGAATTTTGTCACTCGTTCATTTAGGTTTTATGTCGATAAGGGATATACCCCAAGCAACGAACTAAGGGAAAAGGCTATAAGTGGCGAAGCACGGCGAATTGGTCGGGAGATGGCTGAAATACAAGCAAGGGAAATGTCTGGAGGCAAAAAACCAGACACCGATTTGGTGCAGCAGCTAGAAGCTGGTGAAGAGTTGAGGCAACTGGCCAGGGAGCAGGCCACAAAAGAGATGGCTCAAAGGGATCAGTATAGCGCTAAGAAGATTCAGGAAAACCCTGACAAAGCCCGTGAGCGAGCAGCCGATAAAAATGAAATAAAGTTTCAAGCACAAGGCATTCTGGAAGGCCGTGGCAACCTCAGCGATGAGCTTCGAGAATACCTTGGGGAAATCACTGATCCCGGAGAAAAGCTTTTCCAAACCTTAAATAAGACATCCAGGCTGGTTAATGCGTTGCAAGTAGATGAAGCACTGGTTAATTTATTCCGGCGAAAAGATGTCCAAGATGTTTTAAGGATCAATACAGAAACCGCTACCGAACGTATACTCACCAACACTGCATATGGTGCGGAGTTGATGAATAACGTAATGGTGCCGCGAGAGGTGAATGATGCACTTAGAAGTTTGTTTTATTCAGATGCTGGATACTTGATGAATAACGCCGTTGGGCGTGTTGTGCTAGATAATTTGAAGAGCTTAAATGCTCTATCCAAAATATCTAAGACCATCTACAATCCGGCATCCTATGCACCCAACTTCATTGGTAACTTCTCTTCCGTAATAGCATCGGGCATAGTCCCATTCCGTGGTCTTGGCAGGGGGGTGAAATTTAGTCTGTCGGAGTTTGAGTTTGTACGCAAAAAGATATTGAGGGGCAAAGCCAACCGCAAGGACATGGAGCGTATGCTTCGTTTCGAACAACTTGGTGGAGGCAGTGCCAACGTAATGACCAGCGAAATCAGAAAGGCTGGTAATCGAGGTCTATTTGGCGATCTCAACCAAACTATAGCGGATCCATTTAGCAAGCTATATAATGTGGGTGATACCACTATGCGTTATGTTGCCTGGGAAGGTACTCAAAGACAGTTGAAGAAGGCCATCCCAGCACTAGCCCAAGAGGGCAACAAGGAAGCACTTGAAATAGCTGCTATGCGTATTGTACGCAATACCTTCCAAGACTATGACAAGGTTCCGGCATTTATCAAAAAACTTTCTCAAATCGGTATTGCTAGCCCATTCGTAAACTTCACAGCTGAGCTTATGCGTAACACCTACAATCAGGGTAGGTATGCGTATATGATGATGAAGAACCCACGCAAGTTAATTAGCGAGCTGGGTCTTGATGGAATAGATATAGATGCCAAAGCTGAGAGGGGATTGCAAATTCTAGGCTTAAAGAGAGCAGTTGCATTTACAGGTGTAATGGCTGGAGCCGGAACAGCGGTGGAAATGATTGGCAGCAACGCCAAGGACTTCTTTGGAGATAATTACAAGAACCTGTCTGACGAAGAGAAGCTGGCGTTGAACCAAACCGTGGCTAAGAGCTGGCACCGTGGTAAACGGCTATTGTACATAGCCAATGCAGACGGTAAGACTGGAAGGTATTTGGATACCGAATATATAGTTCCTCAAACTCTCATGACATCTGCTTTTGTTTCGGGACTGAAGGACGACCCGTTAGAGGTGCTTCCAAAACTATTCATGGATAACTTCCTGGGTGAAGGTACATTTCTACTCCAGGCATCCAGCAACCTATTTGGCAAGGACCAGAATGGCCGGGATATTAGCGTAAAGCCTGGGCTGGTTGGGCAAACCTACGACAGGGTAAATGCTTTTGTACAAGCGGCATTCGAACCAGGAGCTGTTCGAGAACTTGAGAAATGGAACAAGACCTTGAGGGGCATGGAAAACTCCTTAGAGGTAAAACGCATGGTGGAACGCCTAGCTGGATTACGTTGGGAGGAATATGACATTGAGCGTGACGCCGCTCGGCGACTAGCACCCGATGCTACGGCTATCAATAATGCCAAGGGATTGCTTGGCACTAGCCGTAAGTATGACATCAAGGAGCAGTACGATCGGAACTACGTCAAACTCAACCAGGATCGCGAAGGCATTTTAAAGAAGATCACGGGCCACTACAACAATTTGAAGGTGCTGGGATTGGATAGCGAGCAAGCACTCAATGTTTTAGATAAAACAGCCCTATCCACCAACGATAAGTTTGAAAGCATCACAGGCTACTACAGCCCGATGCCATACGAGCAACCCCTCACTAAGACAGAGATCTATGAATCTTTGGGAGACACCCCAGAGCAACGCATGCAGTCAATCCGGGCAATGCGTGGGCAAGGAGTGGATCCTAGGGAGATCAAAAATTTAATGGATATGCATAAGCGAATGGTGCGGAAAGCCCGACGGGGCGATCCTGTTATGCCAGCATCGCTAATGCTTCTTAAGAAGATGAACCCAGAGGATCGACTCCGTAGGTTGATTGATCCCAATGGTCCATACCGATTAACGCGATCGAACAGACCCCTCATTCGAGAGCTACAAAGACTGAACATACTCGAAAGAGATATGATTCGGTATTTGCCACCGGGCCAGTAAGCATCGTCAGTCGCATAAAAAGGGGGACCCTAATGGGTCCCCCTCGCCGATGACTAACTAACACACATTAAACATTCTGCCATAGTGGGCAGACAAAATTTGATGTCAAGGGATCTCTACCTTTTTCTGATGAAGTTCTTCAATTTTTTTCTCGTAGTAGCCCGCAATCCAGCTTTGAAGCATGGTCTTAAAATCTTTGTCTAACAGTCCATCCGTGCGGTAAGCAATAAATTTCTCTCCGCCGATATTGACTTCCTGCAAGTAGTACGTCATTTCGCTTGATTCGATACTGAGTTTAGATCTATCCAGCGGCCATACGCAACGATGGTCAACGCCGCCAATCACCGGGCAAATGCTCCTCGCCAAACCAGACTCGCTCGACATCCAAAATTTGCTCCATTGAGCAACCTCCCCCCACTCAACCTTCACCGTTGCCCTTCTCCTCTGCGGCCATTTGTGCCTTTAGCTCATCGATCTGGGATCCGGTAATGGTTTCCCACGTTTTGGCAACCTTGTCTTGGGCCACCCGATGTGCATAATTGATGTAGGTGTTCGTCGATATAGATGCAAAAACATCTAGCACAGTTTGCTGATTAAATGTGGTTTCAATCAGGCGTTCTTTTAGTTGTTCGTCGGTAATATCTTCAGGTTTCATATGTTTATATTTATGGGTAGGTTCTTTCGTTGAGCATTGCGAGTGCTATCGTGGAATATCCTATGAGATCTCGGAAGGCATCCTCGATGCCCTCATGGCTCACCCGCAACTCACCCGTCTTGCAATAGGTTTGGATACGTTTCACTTTGTCGCCCATGCGGATGCACAATCCCACGAGGGGATCTACGCCATACTCGGACGCCATATTGAAATTTGCGAAGGCACCATCGCCCCCGGTGTAGTCGTTGCTTTTTGCCGCCAATACCGATGTCAATTCGACATACACCTTTTCGGCGTGGGCGATGAGTTGTTCATTCGTCATTAAATGTGATGGTCATGTCCGGGACTAATTCTATATTGCCATGCCAATGGTATCCAATACCTGCGAGAGCCTGCTCGAACAATGCAATCATTTCGACGATGGTCAAATCGTCGTCTTGCATGCTCACCTCGCAATGGCCATGGGTAGTTTCTATGGTGATGGAGGTCATAAGTGTCCTAAAATTTTTGCCTTGCGGTTGTCCTGATGTGTAGCTTGAAAGGTTTCATGGACGGGTTTAGGCAAGCCTAGTTTTGAAAAAGCTGCATTTAGTTCCTCGTCATGGCCAAATACGGATGGCCTAAATAGCTCCATCATTTCGTAGAGGATCTGGCCACGCTCAGGAGTTGCCTTAGATGGATATGCCCACCAGATTATTGATGCGGCCCATCCTCGTATTCTGGAGTCGGCAACATGTTTCTGCAATAGTTTTGCCCAATGGGCTGATGGCTGTTTTTTTACAGCCTCGGTCAGGCTGTGTTTTTTTCTAGAAACTTCCCCCGCTTTTTCATATTGTGTTTTGTCGTTTGTATTCATGTCGTTTTTTCCTTTCATCGAGACTTTTCTTTTTATGGCACGACTTGCAAACTGCCTGCAATCCATCGGCCTCGCAGTAGAGTCTTTGTAATAATTCGTTCCAATCGTATTCCAACCAAATTTTATTGTCAAATCCTTCTATTGGCACAACGGGTTCAATGTGGTCCGCTTGCATCTGATTTTGTGGAAATAGTTCACCACATTCTGAGCAGCGGTGCAAGCGACATTTGCGACCTGTCTTTGGATTAGTGCCATCCTCAACATAGCTATCCCGGATAGCCCTATATTTGACTGGCCACATGGCCCGGCGTAGGGCGGACATAATAAACGATCGCATTCTAGCAACAGTCCATTCTCCTCCATTAAAAGGCTTCTCCATGTTGGGGGTTTAAATGTACGTTGTAAGCTCATTTTGTGTGGCGACATAGGATGGATATTGTAATCTATGTTCCAGCCTATCCTCTGTAAACAGTTCTTCGACCGCCATCCAACCAGCAAACCGAAACTTTGGGAAACGGCCAACAACCAGTGCATACAAATCGCACACCTCTTTTCGTTTGATGGCCTTTACCATGAGCCTGCCGTTCTCTCTGCGAGTTGTTTTAACATCCACCAGTTTGCCGTTAGCTAGCAAGCAATCCTCAAGACCGAAATGTTCGGCATCCATGTCTGGCCAAATGTTGTGGTGTTTACAAAAAGCTATCTCTGCCGCCACTGAATCAAGCTCTCTCTCCTCGGGAGTGCCATTGCCATAGATGGTAGCTGTGGCATTTACAGACCTGTCATGCTCGTAGCGACGTTTAGCTATATATTGTGCAAGCCTCTGTTCGGTTTTGTTCAATGCTATAATCATGAGTATAAATCATTCATCACATTGTAGTAATGATTGGTGGCTAGGGCTTTTTTGAGGTGTTTCATTTGTGCTTTTTCGGTCCACCGTTTTATGCCCATTTGGCATGTTTCGGTATCGATGATCACCGAATAGATGGGCAAATTATAATCAGCACCGATCTGACGCCGGATGATATCAGCACCGATCGCTAGCTGCATGGCATCTTTGGGATAGGTCTTGGTTCTAGGATCTGCTCCCTTGCATTCTCGGGTTTTAAAATCGAATACGCACACCTGGTCATCCATCTCTGCGACGAGGTCCATGGTTCCCGCCAACATCAAATCGACATCAAATATCATACGCTCCGCGGCTGTCGGAAATACCTGGTTCTCGTCCATCCATTCTAAAAATGGGCGATAGTATGCAGCATACTCGCTGTTGTAATCAGCACCATGCATGAGGTGCAAAATGGCCTGCTCAATCTCGGCATGGATGCGTGTGCCGAACACGCTGCTCTCCACTAGGGATCCATCCAGATCAGTTCGCATCCCCCAAGACTGCCGCTCGACAACATCGAACGACAGCCCAGGATTGGAGCGAGTTATATGATAGATTTTTTCCATCCGCCACCGATCCAAGAATGGATTGGGTGCTATGCCGAGCTTCGTCGTTATAGACACCGCCAAGTCGCCTTTTGCCTTACGCATTTTGGCGAGCGTATCGACCGTCTTCAATAGACGAATCGAACCATTCTTGTATCGGCGGTAGATGTGCATTTTAGAACGGGACCTCTTCGTCGGCTTCTGCGGCTATTTCCGCTTTGGAGTCATGAAGGGTAGCCGTGGGGTTGGCTGTGATGCGATCGGCAACCGCATAGATGGAACGAGCCAGGGCTTCCAGCTCCTTCTCGAACTCAGCACCTTTGAGTTTGGTGCCACTGAGAAGCGAACATGCGTTGTTGATCGACATACCAACACGCATCCCTATCTCACGCTCGCCGTGAGCTACACGGCTAACATTGGATGCTGGAGTGGCTGATGGCACTACGCCCATGGGTTTATCAAATCCGCCCTTGGGCAATCCCTTCTTGGTCCGGTTGCCGGAGTCCTTGAAGACGACTGGCGTTCCTTCTTTCCACCACGGATCCTCGGTGGCTCCGTTTGCCATGACGGTGGTTCCGTCAGACAGGTTGACGACGAAAGGAAAATATGTATTTCCTTGATTGCTTTCCCAGGGATCGCCCAGGCGTTTTCTGCTAGTTACTGTGATCATATTTAAAATGGGAGATCCCCTCCCGGTGTTGGTTTCGGTTCTAGTGAAAAGGTGCGACGCTTAATGTCAAACCATAAATCGCGGTAGATGGTGATGCCATTGGCCCTTTGTTTCGGGACATACATTCTGCCATCGGGCATCTCATCAGAGACATCCTCTCCGGCCTCGATTGCTTTTTCTTTCGCCTTGTTCCGCCAGATTATGACAACGCAATGAGCTGCGGCTCCGATGCCTTGGCCACCCAAGATGTCCTCTAGTTCTGGTATTTGTCCAGACCCGGCCTTCTTCGCGTCGGCATGACAGACGAGCAATACTGTGACATCATTATCGATGGCAAACTTGGCGGCTTCCTTGGCAATGCGTTCCTGTCCACCCCAATCATCCTTGGCTGCAATATGCATAAGGGCATCTATGACGAATAGATCAACACCGTATCGACGATGTGCATACAGAAAATCTTGGTGCAAAGATTCCCAACTATTTGTTCCGCCTTCCATCCCTTCAATGAACCACAGCCTGTCCTGAAACTGTGTAAGATCAGACTGGATACTGTCTTCCTTTGGCATATGTCCATTATGCATCCATAACATATTGAATAGCATGGATTTGCTAGGTATCTCAAAGGAAGCAATGCAAGCACGCCTATCATTATTTAGCATTTCATGCATACAGCTCTGGTAAAGCCATTGGCTTTTTCCGTGTCCTGGATATCCAGCTACAATGTTAAGTTCGCCTTTCCTGAACCTGTATTTGAGTTCTGGAAACAGGAATGGATTGTGTTCGTTCTCCTGTTGGTAGCGATCAATCTCTTCTGCAAGTTCTGCGGCCATCCCATCGACAGGCTTAAGGGTCTTGGGATCATATGATTCGGCGTTCTCGTATAGTGAACCCATGCCACATCCAGACAGGAGCAGATCATTGAGATCATTGTGGGGAGATGGTACACGAAGCCGCTTGCACCTGGTGATACCCAAACGCTTGGCCACTTCGGCGGACGCTTTCTCTCCGGCTTCGTCGTTGTCAAAGCAAAGGTAGATGGTTTCGAATCTTTCCAAAGCCTCATAATCATTCTCGATCCAGCCCATATTGGAACATCCACTTGGAACGGATAGCACAGGCATGTCGGCACCCATATCGGAGAGGGACATAGCATCTATCTCCCCCTCACAGATGGTGATCTGGTCGGCAGTATCATCCACCGTGGGCCATCCCCATAGCGTGGCATAGGCAGCGGTGGACCAGATGTCTTTCCGCCCCTTATCGCCCTTATCTACACCCACGCTCTTTAGCATAACGTAGTCCCCATCGGGCGATACAAACTTAAATGCATAGAAATCGGAGTTGTAGCTACTATTCCGGCTATGGCTCCTCACCTCATATTTGCGTAGAGTGGAAGTGGATAGGCCACGCTCCTTGGTGAGATATTCCATCGCCCAGGATCCGGTGAGCGGCTTGACCTGCACCTTGGGTGTCTCGGGCTTGGGTGCAGCGGCCACAGTCTGTACATCCGTTATGCCCAGCAACGCCTTTATTTCAGCCTGGGTTTCGTGGTAATTTCCCACCTGTCTCATCACCAACTTAAGGATGTTTGTAGACTCTCCAGTCGATTTGTCTTTGGCTAGATAGACACCGCCCCTGCCGGGATAGACCCCTGTGGATTGGCCTTCGCCACCATCCAGATCGCCCATGGCGTAGCTACTGCCACGCCGCTTGGCGTTGGGAAAATACGTTTTCATCACAACATCGATGTGCTGCGAGAGGTGTTTGTTTAGGTCATCAGGTGTCATTGATATACCCTTCGTCGTCAATACGGCTCTTTATCCACTCTAATTTTTCTTCCGTGCGCAGACTTGCTAGGTATTCGGGCATGATCTCATTCACTATTTGAACTTCCTGCTCTTGGTCCTCTCTAACCATGCTTGGCTTCCGAGCTTCCCGATCCTTTCGGTCCTGCTCTCGGGCAGCGACAGCGTCAAACCAGTAGGTGCGGACGTACCCAGCATCAGCTAGGGCAGACCATCCGCCCGTGGCGAATAAATCGGCATGCTCCCAATTCGGCCAAAGCATACATCCTGACTGTATATAGCTCTCCAATATCAGCGAGCGGCCTGAACGGCCCCTCACCTCCAGCTTCCAGTCTTCGGGACTGTCGGCTGTTTTCTTTAGTCGCACCACCTGACCGCATAAAAGGCGATCGCCATGGTGGAATGTTAAATAAGATCCTACGTCCATATCTATTCTTCCCAATAAAATTTATCAATGCGGGCATCCACTTCCGGGCGGGACAGCTTATGGCCAGGTGGTGTCCAAGTGAAGGCGATGAGTTCACCAGGCGTGTGAGTAGATTGCAACACTTCATCCGTAGTTTCTATCAGGGATCCTTGGTTCCTATAAGGGATCGTTTTGACACCTTCGCTGCTATCAAAGATCCAACCGAAACACCATCTGTTTTTGTGACTAATCATTCTCCCAGCCCTCCTTCAATCCCTTTTCGGTGTTTTCCTTAACGTGAGCAATGAGATCTTCCTCATTTTCGGCCATGGACTGGAGACATGCCTTTCGTAGATCAACCAGTATTGGACTCACCAACTTGACAGTGAAATCCATGGCACCCTCAGACATACCCTCCACTTCGACGTGGTTGATAGATTCCTCAAACATTCCGATGCCCACCATGACGGCGTTGCGGATGTAGAGGTCGGACAATTTTGCGTCCACAAACTCGCTCACTTGAAACTCCTCTCTAATGCGTGGAACAACTCATCTATTTGCTCAGGGGTTGGACCGTTGTCCAGCATTTCGATCTCCTCCATATAGAGGCGTTCCATCTGACTAGGGGTATACCCTGAGTCGCCAGGCATCTCGACACCCTGGTGATGATAGGATGGAGGCTTGATTTTGAATGTTCCGCCGAGGGCGGGTTGAACGGCGGAGCCGAAAGCGTCAGACACCTCTGACGCTAAACCATTATCATTATTCTTACTGTTAGTCATATTATTAGTTATTATTAGTTATATGTTAATATGATATATGTTGTGCTATAACCTTATTCGCCTTTGGTTATAGCATCAAGCAAATATCTCTTAGATAGCCGCATTTTCCTGGTTTGGTTGCGTCCCATTTTCTGGATGACGCCCCGCTTTACCAGTCTCCCAATCAACTCCTGAATGTAATGCTCGGACAGACCGATATCCTCGGCGATACGCAAATTGGACGCGAAACAGCCATCCGGCCACCCGCCGATGTACCCGGCGAGTAGGGCTTCCGCAGGACCGAGGGTCCCTTTCAGGAGTGAGCTTGGCACCCAAACACCACGCATGCTATACGATGCTCCTGTTTTTTGATCCACTCACTGGATAGTGCATCTGCGATCACTTGCTCGCCGTGCAAGTAAACATCCGTAATCTCCACTTCATTATCCCATGGCTCGTACTTGAACAACCATTCACCTCCAAAATCGTCTATATATTCGTCAATCATGCTGCTCCCTTCGTAGCTGTTGGTCTTTTGAAAAATGCGAACGAGCTGTCGTCGCGAGATGGGCTAAATGTAGCTGTGATAGCTATAGCATCGCCCTGGTCCACGTCAAGAGAGGATGGCACACTCCCCCAACATCTCCGGCCATCCTCGAGCTGTATGAGGCATTTGATGGACCATCCCCAATCAGACTCGACATCCTTGAGATTGAGGATGGTACCCTCGATGGGGTAACGACCGCTCTCCCAATCGGGAGCCATGGCCTTCCTGGCAGCGTCCGCCTCTTCGCGGGCTTTCCGTTTCGCTTCCTTCTCGGGATACTCCCGGACTATCCGATGGACGAAAGCAATCTGCTTCCGACTCAAGCTGAAATACTGTGACAGCTTGCGGAGCATATCCTCCGCAATGGAACGCTCCCAACTGCCGAGATCCTGATTATCACGAGCAGCCTCCAGGAAACGCACCACGGGCTTCCACCGCCACGAACGACGCATGGCCTTTCGAAGGCCAGCCAGGTATATCCTATTGGCCTTGTGGGCCGCTCGTATCTCGCCAGCACTCTCAAAGTCTAGCCTGCCGGAACAAGTAGTTCCAATAATGACATGCTCGCCGCTATCATGCTGATAAATGCCTCCAGATTTCAGAGCAGCACCACAATGGGTGCAATGGTTTAGGCTGTACCCGTTCGATTCGACGGCAACCTGAAGGTCGATTGGCATTGGATCCACTGGCTCCCCGAAATAAAGGCTCCTATTGTCGAATGACTCGACAAACCGATACGCCCGAGGGTTAAAACCGCCGCTAAGGCGGTGTTTCTTTATATTGCTATTGTTAGTCATCCCCACCACACTAAGCACACTCCCCTACATGTCAAATGCGTTCCATCTAGTTTTTTGTTTTACAGTAAGGCACACTCCCCTAGCGGCCCCACCGGATGGCTGCTGGTCCTTCGGACCAAATCTGGCTAGGCAAAAATTGCCTACCGGCAAAAAATTCCCATAGGTAAAAATTTCCCATGGGCAAAATTTGCCTACAAAAAAGGTCAATTTTTCTCGCGATCCGGCCCGGATCTGTCAACATTTTGGACGATGACAAACACATTGATAAACGCGGCCGCCGCTCTGTTCCGGCCGCAACCGCCCCGAGCGGTATACAAGACCCGCAACCTATCGTTGCGGCTCCCCAAGGGAGCAAATCCGGCCCGGTACCTACTGGACCTCACCCGGCCTGTCCGGGTTTATCGGAACCTGACCCGCGACTGCTACTCCATCCAGCAGGGCGGAATCGTAAAAGCCCACGCCGACAGCGTCGTTCTTGAGGATGTCGCCTGGACGGTTAGTCAACCCGGCCGCCGCCGGGTGATTCGTGACGGTAAGAAAAATGTCCATGCATTCGCCGTTGGATACCTGGTCCCGACCACGACCGCAGCCTATGCGGCCCCCGTAAGATACAACCCTTACAAGATGGACAGCTTCCGGGCCGATCAATACAACGCCCGCTTGACCAAAAGCGACGGCGCCTATCTGAACGCCCACAGCCAATCGTTCGCCCTTTGGAGCCCGGAGGTTGAAAAATGAGACGCCTAGCCGAAACTAGCGACCGGGCTATCACGGCCCGGCTTCGCGCCTGGCTCCGAGTAGCCACCGACCGCCAATGGGCCGACGGCCTGGCATGGTATCCGGCCGCCCAGCTGATAGCGGCCGCAATCGCGGCCCGAGTAGGGATTAGCCGCCACGCAGCCGCCAACGTCATCGCCGCCCTCTCCCCGCGTAACCGTTGGGAGCGTAACATCGAAGATGCCCAGAACCTAGCGGCCGCTTGGGCCGCCGGAGAACCGGAGGAGAGCGTGACGGTCTGCACGCCTCACGCCAACCGCCGGAAGGCCTGGGCCGCCCTTCATGGCGAGCCGATCAGCGACTCCGCCCCGAAAAGCCACGCGTTCGCCCTCAACATCAGCCGATTGGACCCGGCCCGGGTTACCATCGATTGCTGGGCGATGCGATCGGCCCTGGTCCCGCCGGGAGAGCTTGCCCGACTGCCAGCCCCGCCCGCTTGCCAGGAGTCGCCGACGGAAGTCCAGTATCGCCGCCTTGAGCGGCTACACCTAGAGGCCGCCGAGCGTGAAGGCCTAGCCGGGTTCGAGTTGCAAGCAATTGTTTGGACCGCTATCCGGGAGGCGTGGAAATGAGGGATCCCGAAGAGCAAACCGAAGCCGCCCTGATCGTCGGGATTTGCCTATTGTTGGCGCCGATCCTGATCCTAATCCTCCTTCTCATGGGATACTAGCCACGCCAAAATCCATCCCCCAGCCGGAAGCGAAAGCGCCACCCACGCGCGACCGCTTTCGGCTTCCGCGTGTCCGCTTCCGAACGGCCCGCCGCGTGTCTTCGCTTCGCTCGCCGCGTCGGGTACCCGCTTCGCGGCTAATAATAGCAACTCGCTACGCTCGCAGCGCCGCCGTCTTCGCGGCTAGATCGCTTCGCGATACCATCTTCCGCTACGCGGCAATCATAGCAGCTCGCTACGCTCACAACAAGGGGGGGGGAGTGCTCGCTGCGCTCACACTCCTGCTACTACTCATAAACTGCCCCTCAAAAAATTGTTGACTTCATGGCTCCAATTTAGTACTCTCCCATTGTGGGGGACGATAAGGCAGCAATAAAGCACGAGTTACTAGCATCCATTGAAGACGAACTACGTCGAGCTGAGGCTGCCGCTCCCCCACACGCTAAACTGCTTGAGCGGTACAACCCGGAGAAGGCCGCTCGCATCCTTTTCCTCCATGCCCAAGGCAAGTCCCAGACCTGTTTATGTAAGAAATATGGCTACGATCGGTCCACGGTGATACGCATTATTACCACCTATGCAGACCAGTTAGGCAAGTGGCGTGAACTCGGGGGCAAGCTAGCCTCCTACTCCTACCTCAATATCACTAGCCTGGAGGAGGATATGATTGAAAGTGTGCGTGAAGGCATGGATAGTGGTGAGCTAAAGCCCACCTTCAAGGACATCAAGGACATTTCCATCGCCAAGGCCAATAGCAGCCGGGAAGCCATGCTGGCCCGGGGGGAGGCAACTAGTATTAGCCGCGAAGAGAAGGTGTGGACAGACGATGACTATAAAAAGCTAATGGAACAAGCACGTAACCAGATGGCCAATGAGGCTATACCTGCGGAGACAGTAGATGAGCGGGAAGGGTGACAGGGACAGAACCACCGATCGGGACGCATACGATCGTGGATGGGAACGCATTTTCGGGGGAAACATAGATTCGACGAAAGCAGCGATGCTTTCGGACGTGGGTGCAAATCCCACTTCCTCCACCATAGAAAAACAATCATTTGTGGCACCGCCAATTAGGCACGGAATAAGGAAGATCATTGAGTAATATGAACAAAAACGCCCAACTCGTCCAGAAGTCTCTGGATACCATTGTCCCTGGTTGGGAGACAGTGATGGTGGCGTCTATCACAGAACATGGTTTTGAATATGACATCTTCAACAAAACTGATGTCGAAAACTACCAAGAAAACCTGGCGGTGCTGTTAGCCCTTGTTACGAAGAAGTCTCAACAGGAGCTGAAAGAAATTGACTGGCTAGATGATTAGCTTTACAGAGCATCCCTTCCTAGAGGCCCCTACGGCGGAGGAGATAGTTTGGCTATACGATCACAATCTCCCACTCCTCAAACAACTTCATAAGGCCCATGAGGGGCGTATAGAGGCCAGTGTTAGCGACCCCATACGATATGGGTTTGACCTGCCTGGTTGGGAACGCGTTCGCGATGGTTTGCAAAGCTATAATGAGTGCTTGGCCCTCGGGGGGAATAGGTCTGGCAAGACCACTGGTTTTGCAAAGATAGTTATGGAGTCCGTAACGGAGAGTAAGGATGGCCATGTGGTATGCTTTAGCCAGAATGAAGACACCTCCATCAAGGTGCAGCAAGCTGCCATATGGGAGATGATGCCCCGGGAGATGAAGAAGAAAACCAAAAGCATGGATGGCTACATCAACTTCTCCATGCAAAACGGATTTACGGGCAAGAGTTTCATCTTTCCAGACACCCGAACCAGGGTAGATTTCAAGACTTACACTCAGTTTAGCAACAACCAAACCATCCTTGAGGGCTTCGAATATGGATTTCCGGACCCGGTGGGTATCAATATTGGTGCATGGTTGGATGAATATTTGGGTGACGCTACGCTAGTCAACACTCTCAGATTTCGTCTAGCCACCCGAGATGCTGTAATGGGTGTAGGGTTTACCCCTATAGATGGCTACACGCCTTTCATTTCTGATTACCTCAAGAATGTAGAAACATTGGAAACTAGGGGTGCAGCCCTAATCAAGGGCCGAGAAGTCCCTGTGCGGCAATACAGCCCATCTAGGGATGCTTCTGTAGTCTATTTGCATTCCGACGAAAACCCCTTCGGGGGGTATGAGCGTATAGCGAAGGATTTGAGGGGTAGACCCGACGAAGAAATCTTGGTTCGTGCTTATGGGGTCCCGGTGAAAAGCATGACTTCCCTCCTTCCTCTCTTCAACACCGAGGTGAATGTGTTGAGCGATGAGAAGGAGAACAAGTATGGAATGAGGTTTCCCGACGTCTCCAATAAGGCGAGATATACCATTTATCAGGTGGTGGACCCGGCGGGTGCCAGAAACTATGTCTCGATATGGGCTGCAGTTGATGATCGGGACAATGTGTACATTTGCCGGGAGTGGCCTGATTGGGATACATATGGCGAGTGGGCCGATTTCGGGGACCCGAAGTGGAGGTATGGTCCTGCCTCCAAGAAGATAGGGCTGAGTGTCCAGGGCTATTGCGACTTGTTCGATGAGGTGGAGGATGAGCTGGGTGTGGAAGTGTTCGAGAGGATAGGTGATTCCAGGTTCTTTGCCAAGGAGAACGAGAATAATGAGGACCTCTTCATGTCCTTTGAGGAGCATGGATTTATATTCGTTCCATCCGATGGCCGGATGGAGGAGGTGGGCTTATCTGCATTGGATGAGTGGTTCAATTACAACCCGAATGAGCCGATTGATTCGGCCAATCGCCCGAGGTGCTACATTCACGAGAGCTGCCGCAACCTAATCGATAGCCTCATCAACTACAACTCAAAGGGGAAAATGGACGAACCCCTTAAGGACTTCTTCGATGCCATACGTTATTTGCGAATGGCAAATGCTGGGGAAGGTCCAGTCCATGTAACCGCTCGCGATTTAGCAGTGACTCGCCGAGCTATGGGAGGATATTAAATGAAGATAAGACTAAGCGAATTAGCCCAACAAGGCCATTATGGATGGGATGAGATATTGGCTTTGGCCAAGGAGAAGTTGTCCGAAGATATGATCACTGGTGTGGGCAAAAACACCTGGATTAGTGAAGAGGGTCAGGAGATATTAACGGAAGCCATTGATGTTCCTGAAGCCACTCCAGCCCACTATAAGGGACAGGTAATAAAGGTGGCCCCCAACAAGAAGTATGTATATGTGTACATCCGTGAGGCAGGCATGAAGGTTCCGGTCTTGGTTCCCAAGAAATTGGCAAAGAAACTAGTGGGGAAGCAAATATTGATAGAAGCTATACAGGATGTCAGTGGCACGTCTTACAGGTACAGAAGAGCAGCAGCTTGATACATTGGTATTGTCCCGCCGATGGCAGTTGGAACAAATCGATCGACTACTTGGTTGGGAGGTATGGCGGGCGTTCGCGACGGGAAATTGGAACGCCGTTATGGATCCAGCCGATTTCTGTGATAGAATAGGCGTAAACAAGAACTACGCCCAGGTCGTCGTAGAGCGGGTCTGCAAAAAAGCGAAACACATTTAACATGGAAACAGACTATTCCAAAGCCATTACATATGTTGGCAAGGAGCCGGACATAGAGGCTTTGCGTCAGGCATACCAAACCACCGACACCGAATTGGAAAGCTATTACGACTTGTGCCGCACGTCCTACGACGATCGCCGCAACTGGTGGCCCGGGAAGAGCCGCGACTTGCGTAAGCATGGTGCCGATGCTTTCCCGTGGGATGGTGCTTCCGACCTGGAAAGTCATGTCATCGATGAACGTGTCACTCGGTTAGTCTCTTTGTTTATGTCCGCCCTGAACCGAGCAAACATCCAGGCTTTTCCTGTAGAGGTGGCCGATGTCCCGAGGTCGAAGGTGGTGAGCAACTTCCTGAAGTGGATGACTACCTCTGGCTATATTCCACGCTTCAAGCGTGAGGCGGAGTTAGCCGCTAACTACTTCCTAGAGCGTGGGGTAATGATCACCTACTGCGGGTGGCTTATGGAAGATCGCACTTTCAAACAGAAGTTTGATATGCAGCGTATCGCCGCTGCCGACCCCAACCTGGCCCAAATGATATTGGATGGCACCCAAGATGATGAGGTGGTTGTTCAAATGCAGGCCGTAATTAAGGTGACAAAGCAAAATGCCCGGAAAGCCCTGAAGGACTTGAGGGAGTTTGGTATGGCCGAAGTGCCTACGGTGAGGCGGCAGATCAACGCTCCCGAAGTAAAGACACTGGCCCCTGATGGCGATTTTATTTTCCCTGCATATGTGACAGATCCCCAGCGTGCACCATACTGCTTTTGGCGTACCTACTACACTGCACAAGAGTTGCAGAACAAAGTGATCACTGATGGGTGGGATGAAAATTTCGTGGAACACGTCATCTCTAACTACTCTGGAGTAAACATAAACTCCTTGGAGAGGGAACAGGAGGGAAGGCGTAGCATATCAATGACTGACGATGCTTACGAGGCCGAGGAACTAGTAGAAATAATACATGGATACCAGAGACTGATCGATGAGGCCGACGGGTCTGAAGGGATCTACGAGACCGTGTTCCACGAATCATTTTCGGGCGATGACGGACTTGGCATACAGGGGTATGCCAAATTCGAGTTGCTCAATGGGTATGAGGACTACCCTGTGGTGGTTACTCGTTTTAGCGAGGACACCAAGCGTTTGTATGACACCATGACTGTTCCATCGCTTCTGCGGGGGATACAGAGCCAAGTGAAGGTGGAACGCGATAGCCGCATTGACAGCAATAGCCTATCCACCCTGCCCGCCGTTACACACCCGAAGGGGCGTAAACCCGAGGAGATCGGGCCGGGTCGTTTTATTCCGGAGGTCAGGGCTGGAGAGATCAGGTTTATGGAAGGACCAGGCTTCAATCCTGGATCCGTCGAGATGGAGAATAGTTTACAGGAACAAGCCGATCGCATGGTAGGGCTTGATGAGCAATCTCCTCTATCTGGCATCCGGCGTCAGTTTCTGGTAGACAAATATTTGCAACATATGGCCGAAGTGATAGCGTTATGCTACCGCAACTTCCAACGATTTGGACAGGATAGGATATTTTTCAATGTTACCGGAGTACCCGATCCCCAGATGTTTACTAAGGGCAACCCTGATGAAAACTTTGATGTAACAATTAGCTTTGATGTTCTCAATTCAGGTGGCGAAAAGCAGGAAGCCAAACTAAATCAACTACTTTCTCTGGTCCAGATGGACCGCAATGGACGCATAGATATGGATAAGCTCCTATCTGCGATAGCTTCCTCCATCGATCCCATATTGGCAGATGGAGTGATGAGGCCAGTCGAAGCGGCACAAGACCAAATGTTAAAAGATATTACCGATGACCTATCCAAAATTTATGCAGGAATCGAAGTACCAGCAAGGCCGAATGGCTCTCAAGCGGCTCTTCAAATCATTCAGCAATATACTCAACAGCCGGATGTGCAAGAGCGTTTACAACAAGATGAAGCCTTTGCGGCTCGTCTTCAGAAATATGCTGGCCAGTATCAGTTCGCTATGCAGCAAGCTCAGAACGCCCAAATAGGGCGTATTGGTACAGCACCAGCCCAGATGGGTCAGATGCAGACCCAACAGATGCAACAGTGATAAGCCCTGAGAGCGACATAGCCTTTTTGTCCAAATATGAGCATTTTGCTCGATTTGTGAATACGGTGAGGCAAAGGCGAGAGGCTTCTATAGCAAGGCTCCGGGGAGCATCGACCAATGAAGTGATGCAGATATCGGGTGAAATATCTGCATACGACGACATCCTACAGGATGCAAATTATGAAGACCTGCTAAAAAAGTGGCAGGGCCATGTGGAATGAGCTGTTTCGCGTGATATAATCACGGTTCGCCATCGCTGGCGTTAATAAGCGGAACAGCAATTATGAGTGAAGTAGTCGAGGCGATCGCTGATGCCTCTCAAAATACAGCGGAAAATACTAATATATCTACGTCTGATTTTCAAATGAGACGTGCCAGGCAAATGGAAGAGCAAGCTGCTCCTCCTGCACCTGAACCGGAGGCCGAGGAGCCTTCTATTTCCGAAGAGGTTGAGGCTGAGGCCCCGCCCCAGGAGGAAGAAGAAGTCCAAGGTCAAACAGATGTTCTTTCAAATATCGACTTGGATAATTTATCCGAGGCGGAAATAAAACAACTCTCCGAGGCATTGTCCAGTCGGGCCGTTGATCGATTTGGTCAACTTACCGCAAGGGCGAAAGCCGCCGAAGAGAAAGCGAGAGATCTTGAGGATAGCTTAAAGAACCAGCAAGAGCAGGTGCTTTCGGCCACTTCTGAAATCGAGAACAATCCTTACGACGATCTGAAAAGCGTCCAAGACATCCAAAACAAAGCCAAGGAAATCAATGATGTGATTGAATGGGCGGAGGATGTTTTATTTGAGTCTGCTGACTATGGCCCGGATGAAGAGGTCACAGAGTCAAACGGACAATCAATGACGAAAACGCAGGTCCGTGAAGCGCTGAAACAAGCCAGGAAGTCTCGTGACAAATACCTACCGGATCAGTTTCGGAAGGTAAAGAAAGTGGAGGACGCAACTAAGCTACGCAAGGAGTATGGTCAGAAGGCCATGAAAGAGTTCAAGTGGCTCGGCGACAAAGAAAGCGATCAAACTAAGCAGTTTGTACAGCTTGCCAGCCAACCCGCACTCCAGAAGGCATATGAGCAAAATCCTGATTTGAGCTGGCAGTTGCCATATTTATTGGCCCATTCGGTCAATAGCATGTATGGAGGCAAGTCTAAGCCATCTACAAATGCACAAGATGCATTCAAGCCATCTCCGCCCAAAAGTCCGTCTCCGGCTGGAGCCAAGTCCGATAAGTCTGAGGATAATTCATCCAAAGCACTTAAAGATCTCAAATCAAGGTTTAGGGAATCTGGCAACAAAGACGACTTCCAGAAACTCCGAGAAGCCCGCTGGTCACGCGGTCTTGTTTAACCTGAACATATAAAATGGCACTATCAAATACATTCGATACAACTAGTCCAGGTTCCGCTGCTTCTAATAGGGAAGATCTTAGCGATGTGCTAACGATTTTGGCCCCCGAGGAAACTCCGGTCCTGAGTTCATTACCCAAAGTTCGAGCCACTGCCACCATTCATGAATGGACAGTAGACTCTCTTTCGGCCCCCACTAAAGTGGGTGTGGCTGAAGGCGCCGATGTCAGCACTTTCACTGATCAGTTCAGTGGTCGTGCAAAACTCAACAACAACACTCAGAAGTTCCGCCGCGACTTTATGGTTAGCGATCTTCAAGAGGCTGTTGACTCCGTTGGACCTGCAAAAATTGCTCAGGCTGAGGCTAAAGCAGTCAGGGAAATCAAGCGTGATATTGAATTTACGCTGCTTTCGGACAACGACAAATCCACGGAAAACGGAGCTGGTTCAGTTTACGGTCTTCGCGGATTGGGAGACTGGATTGATTCCAGTGGACCGTCCGACGTTCCTGCTGACTATCGCACCCCTGCTGACAGCATTCACTCAACTGGTGACTTTACGGAAACCGTGATGAATAACATCATCACTTCCATTTACCGTGTTAGTGGAACAACCAACTCCTTGACGCTCATAGCAGACACTGCTCTTCGCCGTAAGATTAGTGACTTTGCTCGTTTGGGAGTAGATAACAGCACTTCCAACCAAGGTGTTCGCACCGTCAACTATAACGGTGAGTCGGCTCAGATTAAGCTCTCAGTGGAGCTTTATCAGTCTGATCACGGTGTTGTTTCTATCATCAACATGAACCCTGATTGTGCGCCTGACACATCACTCAAGGACACTGGCTTTTTTGTCAATCCTGAGTATGCCGGTATTGGCGAGCTAATCCCCATGGGTAGCACACGCCTTCCGAATCTCGGAGGTGGAGAACGTGGATTTGTAGATTGCGCGCTTACGCTGGCAATGTACCATCCCGGCGCGCATGGTAAAGTAACCGCAATCGCATAAGGAGGCAACTGCAATGGAATTAAAAAACGTTCGCAACATAGAAACCCTCGCTGCGGGATACACCCATGAAGGCAGCATCGATATTAAAAACGATGTTCCCACAGGTGGTGTTATCAATGTAACTCTAGCAAGCTCTCAGCTTGCTGGAAAAATTGGTAAGGCTTCAATCATCGTCGATGAGATTGTTCCAAAAAAATCAACGTCTGGAACCACTTATACGGGTTATACCGTTATTATGGGAGACGATGGTGATACGGATGGTCTGATTGCATCCGCAGAGCTAGCCGAAGATCAAACTCCGGTGGCTGCGGGAACAATTCTCACCAACACTGGTGATGATGTGTACCTCGCTCCGGCAATAGATAACTTAGACATCACATTCACCGCTTCAGGTGAAACAGATGAGGCTCTTGCTAATGGTGGTAAGATTCGTGTTCTTTTAGAATACTATCCAACCGCTGGTGCAGCTTTTGGAGCTTAGTTGTCTTTCTAACTAATTAACTATGGGAGGTCAGGCCAGTTCTGGCCTCCCTTTTTTTAATTTTTACATTTTAAAAACATGGACTCATCAAACGCATTTGGAAGAAAAATTATAAAAATTGGAACCAGTGTCGGTAATGCAGGGGGAAAGACTAAGTCAAAGAAAAAAAAGTTATCTTCTGATTTGCTTGAGCAAAAATTAAAGATAAAACGCGAAAGAGGTTTTTATAAGGATATGAAAAAAGCATATCCTATTGGAGAATTGACAAGCCCAGGTCTGCGGTCTGATGCTCGGCGAGAGCAGCACTCTCGAAAGGTTGATATTCGCAGAGCTCAAGAAGCATTTAAGGCAGCGAAAAAAGCTGCAAGAAAAACAAAAAAAGCTTCTAAGAAGTAATCTATGAAATTTATTAGATGTCAGGGATTGGGATGTGATATCCGATCCTACTGTGACCGATACGAGCCGCAAGGCTTGTCTAACGGTAAAAAACTTAAATTTTATTTTTTAGCAAAGAGACTAAATAAGTTTCTCCGAGGTTGTTTGTTTTTTAAAAGCTCTATCTAATGAACATTATTACCGCTGTTCCAAAATATTCTGATGGCGAAGTCAATCGAGCGTTTATGCGTGAGATCAAAACGGGTTTTAGGCTGGAAAGGGAAACCGAAAAAGCCCGAACGGATATAGCCCGAAAAGAATCTAGCGAACTTAAGGGAAGTACCCATCCGGTTTTGGGTAAACCTGTAGCAGTGATTCCAGGTAGAGAATTTTTTCGTATGGTGAATAATTACGGTCACGAAACCGTGCATTCTAAATCATTCTTGAAATATCTTAATAAGAAACATCCAGATCTCTCACCTAATAGAGCCTGATGCTACTTAAGGACAATAAAGACTTGTATGACTTGATATCCGCCCTAGCGGGTACATCTGATTTTACCTCTGCCGAAAACACCCATTTGCTGGCTTTGGCAAACAGGCGGATGTACGAAGCATACAACCGAACACCCTATTGGGTCAGATATCTTATTTCTGCCGAACCAAGAAGCATCGAAAACCAAATATGTCCATTTACCCAGGACGGGTATTATGTGTTTGGGGCCGGGACCGATGGAGTAAATGGATTGTATGAGCTAAATGGCACAGAGAACGGCCAGTCGGCGTACACGCATTACGACACCATCGATATATCTGCCACCGCGATAGAGAGCGGTACAGCATACCAAATTGAATATGCTGGCACATCCGATTTTACATCTGTTGGTTCTTCTAGCAACGATCCTGGTACCATCTTCACCGCAAGTGGGGTGCCTACCGGGACAGGCAAGGTTAAAACTGCCGCATTTAGTTTAATAAGAAGCGGTGCCGCTTGGATAATTATCGAGGGCTTTCCAAACGCTACAGAAACAGCGTACTATTCTCTTACGACAGACACAACAACACAAATACCAGAAACAGGATGGTCGATCGGCACATCCACGTCAGCCAAGGCAAATGCTCCCAGAGTGAGAGATCTCAGTGACATTGGTGAGTTTATCAGGATTTTCCGCGAGCAGCCATTTCTTAACCAATCTTCTGCGGAATACGAATTTAATGTTCAAAGTGATGGTGCGCATATTTTCAACATAATTAGTACGGACGATTCTCAGGTCTTTGTGACATACAAAAAGCGAATCACTACAAACGATGATGGCAATCCTTTGACCACCCTGGATACCGATGGGACCGCCGGGACCAAAGAGGTGCCACAAGAATTTTTTTACTATATGGCTCATGCCACATATGCTGACTTTCTTCGAATGGATGGGCAACATCAAAAGGCTGCTTTTGAAGACCAAATTGCTGAAAACTATTTAGGCGAAGAAATGGATAACCCACAACAAGTAGCAAACAACAATACCATAGGCAAACGCTTTAGAACACACGTATCTCAACAATCACGATAATGAACTCAAGAGTATCAAACTTATATGTCGGGAATATTAACCCGAAAGCATCACCTAAATTTCAAAGGTTAGAGGCTACAACAGGCAGTGCAGTGTCTTTATCTACCCTGCACGAAGACACGGACTATGTCATCATAGACGTACAAAGCAATAACGTAATGGTTCGTTTTGATGGAGCAGCGGCTACCTCTGCAAACGGACATCTCCTTGTAAAAGAGCAGGGCTTAATAGTTCTTAGCAGGAATGCAGCAGCAAAAGCTAGCTTTATAGGAAGCGGCGGAACGTCGGTTGTCTTTGCAGAGCAGTTCGTAGACTAGTCCAATGAGAAACGTAGGACTTAAAAACATTTTTGAGTTCTTACGTCTTGGTCGCGTAGGAGCTAGGATCGGTGGAGTAGCAGTTACCGTCTACGATAATTTTCTCGTGGACGATGGAGCTGGTGGCACTGAATCATTTGTAGATTCATCAGGACAAACATTTAGAGTGAGACAATAATGGCATACAACAGTATACACACGGGTTCAACAGTAGATACGGCTGTAACCAAGACCACCAATATGCCTGCCTTTGGTCCAGGGGTGGCGAACTACGCTAGCCTCCCTGGTAGTCCTTCGTCTGGTGATGTCGTACTGGTTGAAGCCGCAACTACTGGATTTGATGCAGGTTTTTATCGTTATAGTGGGTCGGCTTGGGTGTACATGGGGAACACCAGACAAGATGCCGATGATATTGATGACACTTCAACAACTCACAGGTTTACTACAGCCGCTGATATAAGTAGGCTATCGAACACTAGTGGCACCAACACTGGCGACCAAGATCTATCATCTTACCAGCTTAAGCCAAGTGAGGGAGCTTTTGCAAATGGTGACAAGACTAAGTTGGACGGTATTTCTACTGGTGCAGATGTAACGAATACAAGCACAGTGACTGCTGCTGGGGCGTTAATGGACAGCGAAGTTACCAATCTTGCTCAGGTAAAAGCTTTTTCCTCATCTGATTACGCAACGGCTGCCCAAGGCGTTAAGGCCGATTCTGCTATGCAGGATCTTTCGGATGATAGTAGCCCGCAACTTGGTGGTAACTTAGACGTTCAGGCGACAGAAATAAACACCTCTACAAGTAACGGCAATATTAAGCTAAATCCCAACGGCACAGGGTGCGTAGAGGCGATGGGTGATGGCACTACATCAGGCACCGCTGGAGCAATACAACTAAACTGTTCTTACAATACTCACGGGATAAAAATACAATCTCCCGCACATTCTGATGGTGCAACTTACACCCTTACCTTACCAACAGCGGTTGGTAGTAACAACGCTGTTTTAGCAACAACTAGTGCAGGGGTTTTAAGTTTTACAAACAATCCTACACTAACCACACCTGTAGTCACCACCCTAGACATGGCTGGTGCTATACAGGAGAAAACATTAAATTCAACTACCATTACAGGCAACACCGCTTTGAATGCGGGTAACGGAACTGTGCAGAGATGGGTTCTTTCTGGTAATGTAAATATTACAGATAGCCTAAATGAGGGGGAGTCTGTTACTCTTGTAATTGATGATGGTAGTGGAAGACTAATCGATTGGGATTATAGTAGTTTAAATATAGAATGGGTTGGAGGATCGGCTCCAACCTTAGACACTACGAACGAAACGATAGTGGTTATATGGAAACTTAATAGCACACTGTACGGAGTGTCGCCTGGAGTAGCATCATGAACATTTTAAAAATACAAGACGGCAATCCTATACCGTATTCCGAATCTCGCTTAAAAGCAGACAATCCCCAAGTTTCATTTCCAAGTCCTTTGAACGCAACGGTCTTGGCAGACTTTGATTGTTATATTTATACCGTTGATCCTCAGCCAGAGTACAATCCTACATTACAATATGTAACAAATTTTTTTGAGCAAAGGGTAGAGTTGTGGTATCAAGCTTGGGACGTTGTAGATTTTGATACAGATACATCGTCGCATAGATTGAAAAGCCAAGTATCGTCTGACCGTTGGGCAAAAGAACAGGGAGGCGTTGAATGGTTAGATAGCAATTTTGACACATGGTTGATAGCTACTGACGAAAACAGCCAAATTAAAATGACATCTGTTCTGAGTGTTCTAACTGCCAATCCTTCATTTACAGGGTACCAAAATTGGAAGACCAAAAAGCAGGTTGAGGTAGTTTATTCTGATATTGATAAAGACGGCAACGAAATCGAAGTTACTGAACAAGTTTGGCAAACTCAGTTTAGGCAAACCACCCTAGAGGAATACAATGAAATGATAGCATTGGTAAGCACCCACATTGAGAAATGTTTTCAAGCCGAGGCTAATTGCTACACCAAGATCGACTCTGGCGATCTAACCGTTACGTTTCAGAGCGAGTACGACAATCTCTAATGTTAAGATGGAAATCCAGTTTGAAGCCCGCTGCGGCGGCACCCGCTGTTCCAACACCAGATTTACTACACTGGCCACTAAATGACGCCGCAGGGACAACCATCGCTGCTAGCGTAGGGCCTGGGTCAACAACCAGTACAGGCACTCTGAATGGGGATTACTTGTACATGGACAGCGGTGATGCTGCATTTGAAAGTAGCTCTACTTTAACTTACGGAACTAATATTGTCAGTGTTAGCTTTTGGTTTCAGACCGATAATACTAGTATGTACGGATCTGTTTTTAGATCCGAAATTTACTCCAACACTAATATGTTTCAGTTTTATAACGGTGGAGGATGGAAGACTCTGCGCGTTAAAGGTGACTCCGGATATCTAGAGGAACGAGTATACGATTTGCTTTCTGCGAACACATGGTACCATTTTGTCTGCGTATTTGATGGATCAACCGCTTCCGGTGATGCAAAATTTTATATAAACAAAGTTTCGCAAACATTATCAAATAACTCTAACACAAAAACAGGGACGAGTAATTTTGCTACTGCTGAGTTTTGCATGAAAGGGCCGTATGCCACTACCGGCGATTTCCTTATGGACGATCTTCGCATCTACTCTGGAGAACTAACAACCTCACAGATTGATGCTATATACGACGCAGGGAGGCCATCGTGAAAACACTCTTAGCAGCCATTATGTTCACAACCACGACTCTCTTCGGAGCCGATATAGTTTTGACGTGGCAGGACAACTCTGACAACGAGGATGGTTTTGAGATTTGGCGGCAGCAAAGTGGAGGGGAGTGGCTCCTCATCGCAGCAACTAAGGCGGATGACGCTACCTTTACGGACGGTGTCATTCCTGTAGGAACAACGCTGTCATATCGGGTAAGAGCTTGGAATCAGTTCGGGGAATCGGATTACACTAACACAGTCAGCGTCAGTACATTTCCGCCAGCGGCTCCGAGCGGTTTGAGCGGAGCAGTGATTAAGAGCCAACCTGTTTCAGTGATGCCGCAAATGTTGAAGGAAGAGCTTGGTACGCCAATCCGCAGGAGCGTTTCAGTAAGAACCTACAGAGATCAGAACGGGAGGTTAGTTATAGACAGATCATGAGGACTGTAACTAGGATAGGTGGCTCCAATGGAGATAGGTTTTTGGATCTTAGTGACTACAAACGGATACTAGGTTCTATTTGTGAAGAAAACGGATGGGAGTACGACACATTTAGAGACTATATATTTTTTAACGAACAATGTTTTAATATTAAAGATAGGCAGGAACTCAAGAGTAAGCTAGAGAAAAGAAAGCTTTCAATTAGTAAACTTAAAGAGTACGCCTCAGAATACGAGCAGTGAGGGAAGTGGTAGAAAGATCGGCGATAGGAGTGTTGGGGTCAGGAACTGGCTTGGCCCTAGCAGGGACGAATCAAATATTATCAGTGATAGCATCTGTGTTCACTATAATATTTATGGGTCTTTCTATTGTAAAAATTATAAAGGATATAAAGAAAAAATGAGTGGAGAACTAGTGGCAATGCTTGGCGGCGGAGTCACGGGATTTGTCATGAAACTGATTTCAGCACAAATGCAAATCCAAGCTAATGCCATTCAATCAATGATACAAAAGCAAAAGGTAGCAGATGATTCCGCAGATAAAGCAGCAAAACGAACAGGAGAGGGAGGAGCGTGGATCAGACGTTTCATTGCAATTTGCATACTTTTCTCAGTCGTATTTGCCCCCTTCATCATGGCATTTTTTGATATACCAGTAACGGTTGAAAGTGCTAAAAACGGAATATTAAAATTTTTAGGAATAGGGTCAGACAAATGGCAAAGCTTAGAAGGATTTGTATTATTGCCAGAGGTTCGGCAAGGGATGTTAGCACTACTAGGATTTTACTTCGGAAGCTCACAAGTTAAATAGGAAATATATATGCACTACGGAAAACGCAAAAAATGCCCAATGGGCAAAACCAAAGGAAAGGGAAGACGATAATGCCCGGATACGGAAAAATGTATGGCAAAAAAAAGCCTAAACCTCGCAAAAAGAAATAGCCAAATAAGGAGTTGTTACCATGCCGATGGGAGTAAAACATTATTTCAAGGATGGGAAGGAACATAAAGGCGGTCTTCACAAGATGCCTAATGGTCAGTTGCATTCTGGAAAAACTCACGGTGCCTCTTCTAGGAGATTGTTTCACTACGGAGAGTTGTCTAAATCTGCTCAAAATAAAGCCAGAAAGTCTTGGAAAGTATAATGCCTTTTAATAAATATAGTCCCGCCCAACGCAAACTGGCCGCTATTGCTGCACCTCGTAAAAAAATTACAGGTGCCGATTTTGCAGTGCTTCGAAACCGCAAGAAAAATGGCAAGAAAAAAAGCTAAATCC